CCGAATAGGCGCTCTCATCCAGGATGGCCCAGAGCGGCTTCTCGCCGCGCATGCGGAAGACCATGTCGGCCAGGTCGAAGCAGCCGGCGACCTCGCCGCCCGGGCTGTCGATCAGCAGCGCGATGGCTTCCACTTCGGGGTCTTCCAGCGCCGCCAGCAGGTTCAGCCGGATGCCGTCATAGCCCGTCATGCCGCTATAGGGGCGGAGCGTGCCGAGCTTCTGCACCAGGGTGCCCGTGATGGGCACCAGGGCCACGCCGTTGACCACCTCGTAAGGGCGCTCCTCAGCGCGGCGGCTGAAGGATTTGCCGCCCTCGTCGTCCTGATCGAAGGCGCCAGGCTTCAGCCCCAGCATCTCGCCACCCCGGAACAGGTGGGCGATGCCGAGCCGATCGGCCAGCGCCGCCATCACCACCTCGGCCTTGGCGGGGTGGATGGCGATGGGCGTGTTGAAGAGGCGCTGCGCCAGGTGCGGGAAGTGGTTCACGCCCGCCCCCGCTTCAGCGCCGCGATCACCAGCAAGGTGCCGCCGGCCACGATGGCGGCCATCACCAGAAGGCTCAGGATGGCCGCAGCGATGACGCCGGCGACCATACCGAGGCCGACCATGACCAGGATGGCGATGGCGGCGGCCAGGGCGCGGAGCAAGGTGACAAGAGCCCGCACCAGCGGGCGAAGCAGGGCGGTCATCGCACGTTCTCCAGGGTGTCCCAGCCGGGCGGCGCCAGATCGGGGCTGGCTGGCGTGAAGGCCTCATCGGGCCAGAGCGTGGGCATGTGGCCGGGCTGGTTCATGGCGGCCCGCAGCTCCGCCATCGCCTCCGGGCTGAGCGGCGGGATGTGGATGGCATGCATCTCGGCCAGCAGGGCTTCACCGCGGCGAAGACGGCCCGGGCCGGGTACGGCATTAGGCGCCGCCGCGGCGAGCGGCAGCGCCGCCAGCAGGCTCAAGAGCCCGCGGCGTTGAGTGGTCTTCATGCGATGCCTTTCAGGTGCCGTCGCGGTCGGGCTGCGGGTCGGGTCGCGGCTGGTTCTGGTAGAGCGGCGAGCCCATGGCCCAGGTCGGGAGTGCCAGGCCGCGCCGCTTCATCATCGCGACCTCCAGCTGGCGCTGGTCCAGGACCTCTTCATAGTCGCGGCCCTGCTCGGCGCACTCGTCTTCGAGGGTGCCGAAGCCCGCCTCCATGCCGAGCACCGCGCCCTGGCGCTCGGCCACCGGATCCACCCAGCCACGCGCCGGGCCGATCCAGCGGCAGGCCATGTAGGCCGTTCGCATCTCTGCGAACGCGGGCGCGTTGCGCGGCAGCGGCACCCGGCCCAGCTCGATGGCCTCTTCCAGCCAGGCGCCATAGATCGGGTTAGCGAAGCCGATGGCGAAGTTGTCGCGCCGGCGCTTCAGCGTCTTCCAGGCCTCCAGCATTGCCGCCCGGGCGCTGCTGTAGTTGGTCTTGGAGTAGTCCCAGCTCAGCTGCTCGGCCGATTGGCCGGTGGCCGCGGCAAAGCGCCGCAGCACCGCCTGCTGGAAGGCCTCAAAGCCGCTGTTCGGTCGCGTCGCGGTGACCGATTTCACTTCCTCGCCCGGCGCCAGCGTCGGGATCCGCACGCCGGCCAGGCTGAGCTGGTTATCCGCGTGGAAGTCCTGCCGCAGCTTCTGGTACTCGCTGAGCGCGCCGTCATCGTTCAGCGCGCTCTGCACATCAGCTGGATCGAAGGGCGACTGGATGAAGGTGCCGAAGACCGTCTGCAGCAGCGCCTGCTGCAGCTCGGCCTGGTCGTAGCGCGAGAGCATGCGCATGGAGCCCAGCACCGATGTCAGGACACTGGTGCCGCGATGCTGGGTGCGCCGCTCCGGCTCGAAATCATGCACCACCACCGGGCGGCCCCAGGGCGTCTCGCGCTCGAAGTAGTCCCAGCTCTGACTTTCTAGGGCCAGATAGCTATCGCCCTCATGCGCCTGGCGGATGTGGTAGCCCACCGTAGCGCCCAGCCCGTCGAGTTGGCAGCCACCGTGCAGGGTGGCGGTGTCCATCTGCCGATATGGGTTCGAGAGGCGGTCGGGGTCGACCATCTGCACTGCGGTGGCGTAGCGGGCGCCGCCGGCATAGACCCGCTCCGGCAGCCAGAGCAGCGGCGCGATCGCGTCGCCGTCCACCAGCTTGTGCCGCAGCCCCAGCCAGAACATCTGCGTCATGGTCAGCTGCCGGGCGGCGTCACAGTGCTTGCCTGCGTCGTTGGCCCACATCCGCCATTCGGCCTCAGCCGCTCGGCCGAATTCGTCGGCCCAGGTGGCATCGAAGCGGCTGCCGCCCATCAGCGACAGGGCGCGGTAGTCAGGCTTGGCGACCAGGCGGAACTGCGAGCCCACCGCGCTATCCACGATGCGGGTGACGCCGCCGGCGGCCCAGCCATCGTTGCGCACCACATCGCGCGAACGCGCGACCATGCGGTCGCGATCGTTGTTGATCTCGCCGTCAGCGGAGCGGAGATTGGGGTGCCAGTCCCCCATCTCCTGGCCGAACATATTGGCGGCGTCATAGGCGAAGCCGCCCGCCATGCCGCCCATGCTGGGGCCGCCATTGTGCCCCATGCGAGCCCGTTTCGGCGCGGCGGCCTGCGCTGGAACTGTCGGCGCCTCGGCCGCCGGGCGGCGCGTCCCGCGCGGCTTGCGCGGGCTCATCCGAACCTCACGCCGATCGCGCCGCGGCGAACGCCCAGGGCGGTGTTGATCTGCCGGATCACGCCCCGCACCTTTTCCTCGTCGCCCGGCCTGTAGGTGACGGAGCGCGAGCCGGTGCCCTGCGTGTAGGCGACCCCCACTTCTTTCTCACCGGCCGCCAGCGACAGCAGCGCCTCCTGCAGCGCGGCCCGGCGGGCGGTGAGCTGGGTGCGCGACATGCCGGCGAAGGTGCCGCTTTGAATAATGTCCGACATGCTGTCCTCATCAGGCCCAGCGCGACTTGCGCGCAGCGGCCTTTAGTGGAGGCGGCGCGGCCGGGGCCGGCTCGCCTGCCGTGTCAGGGATGGCGCGGCGCTGGAGATCCTCCGGCGTCGCCTGATAGGGTTGGGCGGCTTCCTCGGCGCGCTTGTTCAGGCCGAGGCCGAAGTGCAGCAGGCCGCAGAGCGCGGCATAGGCGTAGACCCGGCAATCCAGCGCCTCGTTGCGCCGGCCGGGCAGCTGCACCCAGACCCGGTATTTGCGGCCGCTGGCCTCGCGCACGTCCAGGCGCTCGGCCAGCAGGTGGGCGTACCAGTTGATGTCGCGGTCCTGCGGCACATGCATGTAGCCCGCGCCTGGTGCCTCGATCGCCAGCCGGGCCCGGATCACGTCCTTGGCGGCATTCACGCCAAGCATGATCGGGCGGTAGCTGGCCTTGGTGCGCGACATCGGCCTCTTGGTGGGCCAGACCGGATTGCGCACGCCGTTCTGCGCGCTCTCGCCCTTGATGCCCCAGATCTTGCGGCCGAGGCGCGCCTTGCAGAACTCGTAGACCTTCTGCGTGTTCTGGCCGCCGGTATCGATGCAGGTAGCCGCGATGATGAAAGGCTTGCCGTCATCGCGGAGGAAGGTCTGCTTCAGGTAAGCGTCGACCTTGTCCCAGACCACATCGGTATTGGCATCGCCCTCGATGACCTCATAAGCGATCGACCAGGATTCCTCGTTGCGGCCCCAGCCCACCACCTCCAGCTCGACGCGATCGGGCTGAACGTCGACGCCACAGGTCAGGATGGCGACGCCATGTGGCACCGCGCCGGCCCATTGCTCGCCGCGCTCGGCCAGCTTCTCCAGCACCAGCGCCTTGCCGCCATGCGGGCGGTAGGGCAGCCCGGCCTGGGTGTTCCACCAGCTCTGCAGCAGGTCCTCGTTGCCCTGCGCCTTCAGCCACTTGTCAGCGATGTCGCTGGGCTTGTCCTTCTGCCAGGGGCTGAACAGCTTGCCGGCCTGAAAGCCCGCGTGCTTGTTCGGCACCGCCCAGCTGCTGCAATGCCGGCACTTGGCCCGGTAGACGGCCCAGCGCGGGCCGCACCACCAGTCCCAGGCCTGCAGCACTGGATCCAGCACCGGGCTGCCCTCGCGGGCGGCGCGCCAGGCGCGATCGTATTCCTCCAGCGGGAACTGCAACTCGCCGCAGCACTTGAAGGGCCGCGTCTGGTGGTGCCGGGTCGTCGCCAGCGCCTTCAGGCGGTCGCCCTCCGACCAGCCGCAGCCACAGGCCTCACACCAGATCTGCGCCGTCTCCGGCTTGTGCGCGCCGTCCGCCTTGTCCCAGTGGACGTGCTTGAAGAAGTCCAGGAACTGCCGGTGCCGGCAGTGCGGGCATTCCACCGAGGCGCGGCGCTGGTCGCTATCGGCATAGCTGCCGGCAATGCGGCTTTCGTCCTCGACCGTGGGCGAGCAAACCCGCAGGCTGAGCCAGTTCACGCCGAAGGTGGCGGTGCGTTCTTCCGCCAGAGCGATGGGATCACCCTCGCGGGTGACCGGGTATTTGTCCACCTCGTCGCAGAGCAGCACCCGGATCGGCCGGCGCGCCAGGTTGTCCGGGCTACCGGCGCCGGCCAGCGCCAGGAAGCCGCCGGGGAAGCTCTTGAAGAGCAGTGTCTCGTCGGCCTTGCGCGTCTTGGCGGTGCCGATCAGTGGCTTCAGCACGGGCGTGGCCCGCACCATCGGCGTGATGCGCTCTTTCGAGAACTGCTCGGCCGCGGCCTCCTTCGGCTGCAGCAGCAGCATCGGTGCCGGATCAAGATGGGCGAAGAAGCCGAACACGTTTTCCAGCAGCGCGGTCTTGAGCAGCTGCGTGGAGACCATCGCCGTGACGATATGCACACCCGGTTCGGTCACCGCCAGCATTGGCCCCCGGGCCACCTCGACAGTGCTGGTGCGCCAGTCGCCGGAGGTGGAGCCGGCCTCCTTGGCCAGCTTGCGAAAGCGGTCAGCCCAATCCGGGACGCTGATGCGGGGCGGCGGGGTCCAGCCCTTGCGGGAGGAAAGCCGGAGCCGGTCAGCCTTCGATAAGATCGCTGGCTTGGGGTTCTCCAAGCTCCTCAAGTTGCTGGTGGACA